CACTCTTGTCCTTGCGTAAGATGCGAACAGCCCAGTTCATACCAACGTTAACGCCTTCTGTCCACTCATCTGTGATAGGTGGCTTGGCTTCTTCAATCTTCTTAATGAATACCACTAACTCTTCGGCTACCTTGACCATAACTAATTGACGCATCTCTTGTGTGATGTCGTCTTCTTCTTCTCTTATCATCTCTTATCCATTCTCTGGTATGTCTTCGATATACATATACTCAGGGTTAAATGATAGCCAACAAGTGAGGTTAGCGTTGGCATCGGCACGCCCATATCTATTCTTTACAGGAGCGACAGCCATAGAAGTACCGACAACACCCAGAGTGCAGATAAGTGCAGGAAGTTGTGCCACCTTACCTTGGAGGGCAGAACGAGGTTGGCAAGGGTTACCCATAACAGCCTCAGAAGTGTGATGTAAAATAATAATAGCAGTGTTAGTTGCACGAGCAAGGTACTTCAACTCCTTCATAATCGCACGCATAGATGCGAACTCTTCGCCACCATCGGTGGCAATATCCATTAGGTTATCCACGAAGATAGCAACTGGTGGACAACCCCAGAGTTCTTCAAATGCTTGGACTTCTTCATCTATATCCTGCAAGGTAGGCGATGATTCAAATGACCAGACAATGTGGCTACTCTTTTGTAACACAGCCTTCGTCCATCCAGGGTCAGCATTCATTAGCATCTCAACATCAGTCTGGTTCTTACCAGAAATCATTGAGGCTAGGCGCATAGCCATAGTGTGTGCGTTAGTGTCTGCTGAAATGTATAGGCAAGGCACCTTCATCTTCAACGCTAGTGCGATAGCAAGTGTTGACTTACCTACACCAGGTGTACCTGCGAGCATAGATACTTCTGACCTACGAAATATAATTTTGTTTGCATCAAATGTTTTGAAACAACTAGGCAGTGGTTCTCCGCCAATGTCCTGTCGTCCTACGCTTCTTACTAAAGTTCTCACTACATCTCCTGTCTTAAGTTGGAAGAGGGGCAATCACCTTCCCCGTCTGACTACCCCTCCACCAATTCTTATAGCATTTCTTCTTGTATTAGTTCACGGGTTTGCACTGGTCTGGCGTTCCCTGCGGTGTCGGACAAGCCCAAAATGCGTAAGGCTTCCCGTTGGTCTTGCTCACTCCCTGTCGGAAGATGCGTGCTCCGTGTACACAAGTCGGTGTAGACATCCCTGCTGGCCCTACGGAAGGACTCTGCACCTGGGTTGCTACGAAGGATGGCGCTGGCGCGGTGTCTTGAGTTGAACCGCCAGTCGCTAAAGGGAGTACTGTGTAAGCAGCAGCAACCGCCTTAGATGTAGCAGCAATCTGATGTGAATAGTCTGCAATGCCTTCAAGCATTACGCTAAGTTCATCTGCTGTGTTGGCACGAATGTTAATCAAGTCACCATTAGGAGACTTAACTGATACTTGCAACTTCCAGTTTTCTGTTGTCATTTCTTTTCCTTTGTGAATTGGCAATGTGCTGTGAGTCCACAGAAATTGCACGATTGTAGGTTCGGTAGAAATATACCAGCCTTGCGTGCTTTATCAAAGCCATCAACAAAGTACTCAAGCGTGTCTAGCGTATATCTACTTAGGTCAATCATCTCTCCTGTCCCCGACTCACGAGACATCCAGTAGTTTCCAAGATTGACTTCTGCTCCTATCATCTGTTCGACTCCTACTTTGTAGAAGCCTAACTGAAGGTCAGAGGTTGGGCGTGTACGTGATGTCTTCAAGTCAACGATAACTAACTTACCGTCTACCTCAAAGATTCTGTCAATGAACATCTTCACTGGTACACCTGCGATTACTGGATTCAACTCCAGTTCGATGGCACGTGCACCTTGTGGAGTTGTCCAGATTTTCCAGTTAGGATTGTTCTTGCGCCACTTGATGTAGTTGTCTACCCAAATGGAACCATTAGTGTCCCACCAAAAGCCATCCTCTTTGTTAGGATTGTCCTTGGTGGCACGTCCTGCACGTCGTGCAGTGTTAAGGTCTAAGCCTTCGGTTTCTTTCTTCCAAGCCTTAGCCCATAGTTCATTCGTTGTCATAGTCGTACAACTCCGTTGCGTAGTGGAATGCACGTCCACCTGCTGACCAGATGCTTGGCTCTTCAGGTACCTGTAGCAGTCTGCCTAGGTAGTACTGATAACCGCAAGTCAGATAGGTTGTGAACGCTGAGTAACTGATGTGCTCAGGTAAGGTGTAATCATCTAACTTAATCAAGGTGGTCTTCTACAAAGTCGGTCAGGTCATCAAGGTCTTTGCGAAGTTCTTCAATCAATTCTGTTATTTCATCAATCTCAAGAATCAGAATTCCAATCAAGGAGTCAAGAGTCTCTGTCTTAATTTGTTTCTTAAATGGGTTACGCATTTTATCCTCCGTCTAGTAGTTGTTAGATAGTACCCTTGTCAAGGACAGGAGGGTACTTAAAACAAGGGTACTATCTAAATCTATTATGGTATATAATAATAATTATATATATTATATAAGGCGCTTCGCGCCTATATATTATTTATATGTTATTATATAACTAAGTATACACAGACAGGACACTTAATGGAAAACGACACGCCGAACTATCCCAACTGGTTTGATAGCCAGAGGTATAACTTTGAGAATCACCTGACCAGGTTTAAGGACAAGCCTAACCTCAAGTTCCTACAGATAGGAACATACACTGGCGATGCCAGCGAGTGGCTACTGACCAACATCCTCACTGACCAGTCATCTATCTTGCTTGATGTAGATACTTGGGAAGGTAGCGATGAGCGTGAGCATATGGCTATGGACTTCAGCGAGGTGTATGAGTTCTACAAGAAACGTATGGAACCTTACCCCAATGTACGTTCGGTAAGAAACACCAGCGAGAACTTTCTAGCAAGCAACAAGACAGAGTGGGACTTCATCTACATAGACGGTGACCATACAGAGAAGGCCGTCTACGCCGACGCCATTGGTGCCTGGCCACTACTCAAGTCCGAAGGCATCCTTGCCTTTGATGATTACCTATGGGGTCACGATGTTCACCCATCCCTTCGCCCACAGATTGCTATAGATAGATTCCTTGAAGAGAAGCAGGGTGAGTACATCCTACTGAGCCAGGGCTACCAAGTTTGGATTCAAAAGAAATAAGAAAAAGACCCCCAAGCCATAGGATTACCTATGACCTGAGGGTCTCGTGTCTCTATGGCCCTGCTAGGGGCCTATATGAGGGTGTTTACTTCTTGCTTCCTACGCCAAATTCCTTGGCCTTAGGGTCTAGTGCCTTCCAGAGTGGAGCAATAAAGGCAGAGGCGAAAGCATATGCCAGTACCTTTGGGTCTGTTACCCCTGCTGCGTACATAGCCACCACTGCTGGGACTGCTGCACGTGCATAGGTTGTTGCCATTGCTACGAGTTTAGTTGTATTCATTTTTCTCCTTATGACTTAAAGACTGGCTTGCCAAATCCTACGACTGTCACAGCCTGTGACCTGCGTAGTTTGGAACCATTCTTCTTCTTGTAGGCACGCACCTTGAGGCAGACTTGGCCTCCGTTGCGCTGGTCACCCTTCTTATCTGGGGCAGTGTTGCCTTCGATACAGGTAACCGTTCCGTCTCCGTTGTCCTTGACCACAATCCCAATATGTGAGATACGGTCAACGCCATCGTTCGGGAAATCAAAGAATACCACGTCGCCTGGTAGAGGAATTGCTTCTTCTGCCTTCTCCCATTGGCCCTTCTTCATAAAGGCTGTTGCTCCTGCCACTGTAGATACACAGTTAGGAATCTTCAAGCCCACTTCATTAGCACACCAGTTGACAAAAGAACCGCACCAAGGTAGGAAGTTTGCTTTTGTAAATGCGCCGTACTTTGTTTCATTGTCCTTCGGACCTTCAATTACACCTAGTTCGCCTTCGGCTACCTTAATGAAGTTTAGTCTTTGTCCCATTTACTCACTCGCTTTCTTGTCAACCTTGGCAAAGGCTGCGTTGATTTCTTCTGATGTCAGGCTTCCGTCTGCTAGGTAGAAGCGAGCAAGTGCTTCAAGTACACGTGCTGCACCAAGGGCGCCAGCCAGTACTGCTGCTTGCCATACTTCAATTCCAACAAGGGAACCTGCACCGATAACTCCAAGAGATTCTGCTGCAATGACTGCGAATATACGCATCATTACATTCTTCAGTGTGTCCATTATTCGTCCTTCATATTTCTGATGTTGAGTGTGATTGCCCAGGCAACAAGCGTGACAATGATTGCGTAACCAACAACTGTCTTCGCAGAACCATCAAGGACTACCCAGGCAATAAACATACCTAGTAAAGTCCATAGTTGATTTGCTATGTCTGAAAAGAATTTTTTCATTATGGTTTCCTCCGATAAGCGCCAGCAGCACCAGCAGCAGCCGTTACTGCAGCCTGTCCAGCGATTTGACCTACGATAACTGCAGCAACAACAGTCTTTTCAGACTCCGCTCTTTCCTCGTCACTCATATCTGCACCTATAGAACTAAGTGCAAGTAGTGCTTGTGCTGGGTCAGAGAAGATTGCTTCAAGCAAGGCGGCAGGACTCTCAAGAACTATGAGAGCAGCAGCAACTTCTGCGGTAATAACAACTTCGTTTCCGTTCTCATCTTCACGAACTTCAACTGGTGTCTCAGGTGGCAAGTCGGCATAGGTAAGACCTGCTTCCTGGATTGCCTCAGCCGTGACTGGTTGGCCATTAGCCTCTTCAATAATCGCTTGTGCTACAATTTCTTTCTCTTCATCGGTAGCATCTGGCGCAGCAATAGGAGGTTCAGGTTGAATAAGTTCTTCCGTAGGCTCTTCCGTAGGCTCTGGCTCTGTAGGTATAACCTCAGGCTCAAGTACCTCTGGTTCATCAATGACCTCAGGCTCCGTGATAACAGGCTCTTCAACAACAGGTTCCTCAACAACAGGTTCTTCTACTTCAGGAATCTCAGGGGTAGGTTCTTCCACTTCTTCAGGCGTGGGTTCTTCCTCAGGCTCAGGTTCTGGCTCTGGAGTAGGTTCAGGTAATGGTTCTGGCACTGGTACTGGTACTGGTACCACTATTGGGTCTGGCTGTACTACTGGTACTGGGTCGGGAAGAGGAGTAACAACAGGTGTTGGAATTGATTCTACTGTTTGGGTATCTACCGTTGATGTTTCTACTGGTAAGACAGGTGTTGCAGTATCGGAAGTTGGAGTCTGCGTTTCAACGGTTACACTCTCAGTTGACGTCGCTGTGTCAGAAGGTTCAACAACTGCAGTCTGAGAATCTTCTACTGAAGGACTTGGAGAGGGAGTCGGTTCAGGCGAAGGAGCAGTTGAAGTTTCTGAATCAACAGTTGGAGTCTCAGAAGTTGCGGTCTCTGTCTCAGGATTGGGACTTACAACAGGGGTAGGAACTACGCCATTGTAGTAACGAAGAGAATTATCAGAAAGACTGTCACTAATATAAACAGTGAATTGTCCATTGAATCCACCTTCACAATACAATCGGGCAATATCTCCCTTGCCATTGAAGAACTGATTGCTATTATCCCAACCAGTGTTAGCGGTTCTAGTTTCGCTACCATCTGCTGTTGTGCAGGTAATCTGAACAGGGCTAACCATCACGCTATTTGCTAGTGCTGGAAATAAAAATGATGTTCCTATAACTAAAAAGAATACTGCGAACTTACTTGATTTCTTTCTCGCAGAGCAGGAGATAGATTTGGTCAACTCGTGTTTCCAATCGGTTCACTTGGTCTTTCACGGAACTGCCCCCATTTGGTTTTAACTCTGATAGATAGTGCTTGACAAGCCACTTCACAAAGCCAGTAAACCCTACTGTTATTGTCATTAGTGCGACAGCAAAGGCTGCCCATTCTGCTGCAGCCATTACACAGTCCTAATCGTTATCTGAAGGATGCCACCAAAACCAGAGAAACCTTTATCTGGTGGGGTACCACGAGTAAATGATACTTGTTCAATTGTTGCTTGACGTGACTCACCAGTGGTGAGGTCTTGCCAGGTTACTACGTCTCCACCTTGCTCAATGTTTTCAAGCAGTTGGATTCTTTCTGTTGCTCTTCCTTCATATCCTGTTACCACGTTGTATCGGTCTGTTTCTAAATCAAAACAATAGACAGGGAACTGAATGACACGCTGGCGTGGTGTAGCAATGGTTGCCTTAGCCTGGTATCCCTTAAAGATTGGGCCTAAACTTGAGGTTGTACCATCACGATACATAATAAACTTAAAGGCTACATACTCTTGGGCAGTAGCAGGATTAGATGTTCCTACTTCAATGGATGGAACTGATGAGTCGTATGAGATGTGGTCATACTCGACACCATCTTTGTCTACAGTTTCTAGCGTCATTGAGCCATAGGTAAAGTCACCGCGTCCAAGAAGACGCTTGAAATTCTTAGGCTCAAGAGTTCCGTAGCGGATGTTACCTGTAGTCAAGTAACCTGTAGTGCGAAGAGTTGTAGAGTCCTCAATGTAAATTGTTCCATCTGCTGTGCCATTGTTGGCTGTGCAAAATACAAGTCTATCGGTTACTGTTGGGTCATCGTTACCAAGAAAAGCACAAGCAGTTGTTTTGTATCCAGTAACGCCATCTTGGTATATGTCATTAGCATAAGCAAAGCGTAGAGTTTCTATTTCATTAGATAGGTCAATGCGGATTACTCCAGGCTCACCTGCTACACCAGTGGCACACCATACATAGTGGTCACGAGCAGCAAAGTCAAAGCAAGGCTGAGATGTTTCTACAATTAGTGGACCGTAGTTAATTGAACCATCTTGGCCAGATATAGCGGCAACGCGGATACCGCGATTTGTACCAATTATCATATAGCCTAGGTAATAATAAATCTTATGGACAATCTCACCAACTGGGAGTTCGGCTGCAACAATTGCTGAAGTAAGAGTCGGCATTACGCCAGCAGTAGAGAGGGTGAACTTCTGAATTGTTGATTGAATGCCATTGTATCCAGCAATATAGATAGCAGGACCTGATGCAGCAACTGATGTATAGACGTGGGTGCTTGTTGGGTGTGTGTATATTGTTGTTGGCATAGCAGTTGCTGATGTGGAGAACTCGTACACTTTATTATCAGCGCACAATACGATGCGGTCTTTGACATACTCCATTGCAGCGTTGCTTATAGTGCCAACCTCATCAAACATCTTTGTATCTGCGTCGGCAGATGTAGCCGTTAATGCTTTTTTATATACAGTCTTCTTGGTTGCGGTGTTGGTAATCCAGTAGGCAAATGTTCCATCGTCACAGATAGCATAGACTGGCAAATCTGTACCTGAGTTGTAGTCAACAAAGTGAATAATCGAAGCGACGCCAGTTCCTACTGGAGACACAGCAGTAGAGGCTACATTGCTGG